ATTAGCATTTAGCTGCCAACTGTGAAGTGTTGGAGAAAGCAGGATTATGAAATATCAGAAAAAGCCAGTAGTAATAGAGGCATTTCAGTATGATGGAGATTTAAAAGGAACTGACGGAAAATATTATGTGCCTGGATGGGCGGTAGAAGCATATGAGAAAGGTATCATGCATTACGGAGCATTGAAACTGGACGATCCGCCGTGTGAGTTGTTTATTGACACACTGGAAGGGACGCATCATGTGAGCGTTGGCGATTATGTGATTAAGGGGATCAAGGGCGAACTATATCCCTGCAAGCCGGATATTTTCGAGGATAGTTATGAGCCAGTAAACCGACATTTTCCGGCCAGGAGAAAGGAATCTATGGACAAAAGTAAAGATAAATTTCTGACTTTTTGCAACGAATGTGGATGGGAAGAAAAAACCATTGGCCTCCCATATCATTTTTGCCCTAAATGCGGTCACGTAAATATAGGGTTCATCCACTTGAAAAATGTGAGGGATGATAAAACAAAGAGGATGCACAAATGAACCGTAAGAGGCGCACATGCTACCGCGAGAACGGCTGTGGCCGGTGTAATGGGGAGAAAAACACACGAGGCAAGATATACCGCAGGTGCTTCTTATGCGCCGCGTATGAGCCGATAAAAAAGCCGGGGGACCACCCCGGCAAATAAAAACGAAGGGAAAGAACGTATGTTCAGAACCAATGGAAAGCGGCGGTCACCCGCCAAGATGATTCCGCCGCTTAAAGTATAGCCTGGGTATATTATAGACTACCCGGGCGGAAGAAATCAACAGGAAAATTATTCCAATCGGGAGGACTATAATATGACAGAACAGGTGAGATTAGATGAGGTTGTGACCAGTATAATGTACGGGCTGGCCCAGGTAATTGCCGAGGAGGCCAAGACAGAGCAGGAGCGCATGAATGAGGCCAAGGCTGTGTTATATATGACCCTGAGCCACATCCAAATGTATGCTGAGGAGACGGCGCTTTCCACGCAACTGGACAGTAGCGCGGAGTGGGTGAGGCTATATCTGGCAACCATGGTGGTGCGCGGATGTACCGAAAAGACGGTTGAGACATATACCCAGGAATACAAGACCTTCTTCGGGACCATTAACAAGGCAATCCCGAATATTACCACCAGAGACATAAGGGGATACCTGGCGCATTGCAAGTTGGTGCGTCACAACAAGGATACCACGATTAATAATAAGACCCGTATGCTGCGGGGGCTGTTCGAATGGTTGACGGAGGAGGAATACATAGACCGCAATCCAATGCTGAGGATCAAGGATAACAAGGTGGATCACCGCGTCAAGGAGGTGTTCAGCGACGAGCAGGTGACAATCTACAAGGATCTAGCAAAGCAGCACGGCAAACGCAGCATTGCGATTGTGGACTTCCTTCACCGTACGGGCGTTCGAATATCCGAGATGGTGGCGCTGGATCGTTCGGACATTGATTTTCAGGACAGGCAGTGTATTGTCTATGGCAAGGGCCGCAAGGAGCGCCCGGTGTATTTTTCGGGTGACGCCGCTGTGCACCTGCGGGATTACCTGGAAAGCCGTACAGACAATAACCCTGCATTGTTTGTGGGAATACGCAAGCCGTTCAACCGGTTGACGGACGATGCGGTAAGGTTGATCCTGCGGGAGATACGTGACATGGATGATCGGATGGCCGGAATAGCAATCAACCCACACAAGTGGCGGCGCCAATTCGTCACGGAATTGCTGGAGAAGGACGTGCCGCTGACCTTGGTAGCGGATTTGGCGGGGCACAAGAATCTGAACACCACCAAGGATAATTACGGGAATTATAATCGCAATAAGGCGCGGGAAGCGCACAGAAAATATGTATCAGGATAAGGAGGACAAGGATTTGACGGCAAAAGAGTATTTGAGGGAGATCAGGATTTTAGATAAGCGGATCGACCAGAAGCAACGGGAGTTTGACACGCTGAAACGCGGGCGGACTTATGTCGGCGGCATGGATTATTCGCAGGAGCGGGTTCAGACATCGGCGGGGCAAGGCTTTGTGGGCTTGTCGGATAAGCTGGTGGACATGCAGCGGGAAATCAACAGGGATATTGATCAATTCAACGATATTCGCCATGCGCGTATTAACCAGATTCAGCAGCTTTCCCGGATTGATTACATGGACATCCTTTTCCGCAGGTATGTGCAATATCAATCTTTTGAAGAAATTTCCTCAGACATGGAGATGTCCTATTATTGGACTTGCCATCTCCATGGAGAGGCCTTAAAGGAATTTAGTGAAAAATTTTTGAAAGACAGCAACTAACCGCAAGATTTTTTTCTAAAACCGTGCTATTATAGTTTCATGAAGATTGGGCCTACCGGAGACGGGGGCCTTTTTCTATGCCCGACAAGGCTTTTCGCATTAACGATAATGTGAAAGGTGGTTACAATTTTGAACAGTTTTATTTCTTGGATTGGAGGCAAGAGATTGTTGCGAGAGCGGATTTTACAGCAGTTTCCAGAAGCAGGAACATACGACCGATACATTGAGGTGTTTGGCGGGGCCGGCTGGGTGCTGTTTTCGCGTGATCGGCACGCAGCAATGGAGGTATACAATGATATCAACGGGCAGTTAGTTAATCTATTTCGGATTGTCAAGTATCACCCGGAGGCGCTACAAAAAGAATTAGATTGGATTTTGATGTCCAGGGAACAATTTTTCGACTGTAGGGATGATATACGCGGAACAACTGACGTTCAGCGTGCCGCTAGATTCTACGTGGTCGTGCGGGAAAGTTTTGGAGCGGATTGCCGTTCTTTCAGGATTGAGCCGCGTGATATGCAACATTTGATTGAGAATTTGCGAATGGTGTCGGATCGGCTGCGGAAAGTGTTAATCGAGAATGTTGATTTTGAACACCTGATCAAGACATATGACCGTTCGACGGCCCTGTTTTACATGGACCCCCCGTATTATGGAGCTGAGGATTATTACAGCACAGAATTTAACGCTGGCAGCCACAGGCGATTAAGGGAAGTCCTTGGGAGAATACAAGGCCGATTTGTGTTATCTTACAATGATTGTATGGAAATTCGGGAGCTGTACGATGGATACACGATAATCGGTGTAGACCGACGGAATAATTTGAAAGTGAAAAACGGAGAACCACAGCGTTATAAGGAATTGATCATCAAAAATTTCTCATAAATCCCGGCGTCTGAAACTTAGGGCGTCCGGGTCCTCCTTCTAAAGAGCAATTATAGAAAACTAACACGATTGAGAGGTGGTGATATTGCCAAGAGCGCGGAACCCCAGCCGTGACCAAGCTTTCGAGATATACAAGCAGCACGACGGGAAAATTACAAACCGGGAAATCGCGGCGCAAGTCGGAGTAGACGAAAAGGTCATCGCCGTCTGGAAGGGCCGTTACAACTGGAAGGACGTTGTACAACAGGACCAAAAGCGTTGTACAACAAGACGTAAGGGCGGGCAGCCTGGAAACAAAAACGCCGTGGGAAATAGCGGCGGCGCACCGCCAAAGAGGAATAAGAACGCAGTTAAGACGGGAGAGTTTGAAACTCTCTTTTTTGATTGTCTGGACCCGGAGGAGCGGGCGCTGGTGTCAAGGGTGCAGCCGGACAAGGAGGCACTGCTGCTACAAGAGATCCAATTACTCACAGTCCGGGAGCACCGAATGTTGCGCAGGATTGAAAGCCTAAAAGAATCCGCGATGACAGAGGACTCCAAGTCTAAGGGGATGACCGCCGTAAAGCGCAAAGTCAGTATCGATGACGACGCGGTAGAGTACACGGGAGTCTTGGGGCAGATCCAGGCTGTGGAGGACGCGTTAACACGGGTACAGGCCCGCCGGCAGAAAGCAATCGAGGCACTTCACCGGTTCGGATTTGACGACGCCCGTCTGGAGCTGGAAACCATGAAGTTTGAGCTGGAACTGTCCCGGGCCGACAACCAGGGCAAGGAGACGCCCAACGATGGCTTCCTGGAAGCTCTGGGAGCCGAGGCGGCCAGTGTGTGGGGTGATTCGGATGAATGAGCGGATGGAGGAACTGCGGCGACGTCTGGGGGCGATTAAGCAGCGACTGAAGGTGGCCTCTGCCGGTGACAGTTTTAAGTTTCAGCCGTTTTCCCAAAAGCAGAAACAGATTCTCACATGGTGGGTCCCGACATCGCCGGTCAAGAATTACGACGGGATCATAGCGGACGGAGCGATCCGATCCGGTAAGACGGTGTGCATGTCACTGTCCTATGTGCTGTGGGCCATGACGACGTTCAACGGCTGCAATTTTGGTATGTGCGGTAAGACCATCGGCAGTTTTCGCCGGAACGTGCTGTTTTGGCTGAAACAAATGCTAAAGAGCCGTGGGTATAAGGTTGTGGATCACCGTTCGGAAAACATGCTGGAAATCAGCCGCGGGGACGTGCTCAACTACTTCTACATTTTCGGCGGGAAGGACGAGAGCAGCCAGGACTTAGTGCAGGGTATTACCCTGGCCGGCGTATTTTTCGACGAGGTCGCGTTAATGCCCGAGTCGTTCGTGGATCAGGCAACAGGCCGGTGTTCTGTGGACGGGTCCAAGTATTGGTTCAACTGCAACCCGGCCGGCCCGTATCATTGGTTCAAGGCCAACTGGATTGACCGGGCGATCGGATACCTGGGGAAAGCTGAGGTCGAACGGCAGAAGAAAGAAGCTGAGGAGAAAAAGCAGGATATCAGCTTTAAGCGTTTGCTGTATGTCCATTTCACCATGGATGACAACCTGAGCTTGTCTGAGGAGATCAAGGCCAGATATCGCTCCCTGTATACCGGTGTATTTTTCAAGCGTTACATTCTGGGCCTCTGGGCGATGGCCGAGGGGATCATCTATGACATGTTCGACACTGCGCGGCATGTGATCCGGCTGGCGGCTGTCGAGGATCGGCTGATCCCAGGCGGCCGATATGTAAGCTGTGACTACGGCACGCAGAACGCCCTCGCATTCCTACTGTGGAACAAGGGGACGGACGGCGTGTGGTACTGCACGCGTGAGTATTACTATTCTGGCCGGGACATCGGGAAACAGAAATCCGATTCCCAGTATGCGGACGATTTTGAGAAGTGGTTGGCCGGAACGAGGATCAAGGCGGTGATCATTGACCCATCGGCGGCGTCCTTTGCGGTGGAGCTTAACAACCGCGGCTATTCTACCATTAAGGCCGATAACGATGTGGCCGACGGAATACGCCTTGTGGCGACGCTGTTGAATACTGGGAAGATCGCATTCTCGGAGGGCTGTAAGAACACGATCAAGGAATTTGCGTCTTATGTATGGGACGCGAAGGCAGTGGACCGCGGTGTGGATGAGCCGCTAAAGCAGCATGACCATGCCATGGACGCTGTTCGGTATTTCTGCTATTCGATTCTGTTCAACCGTGTAGCCCGGATCAAGAAGAAATCCAAGTATGGGTTCCATTAAAGGAGGTGATGAAAAACGTACACATACACAATGCCGCGCGATGATTGGGACGAAACAAATCCCGACAAGCAGGCGATCCTAAAGATCATCCACAAGCACCAGACGGAGGTCCGGCGGCTTAAAAAGCTGAAGGACTACTATGTGGGCGCACACAAGATTTTGCAGGACGAAGGCCGGGAGAATAAGCTGGTGTGCAATCACGCCAAGGATATCAGCGATACGGCTAGCTCCTACTTCATTGGCAACCCAGTGTCCTATAAAGCGGAGCCGGACATCACACCGTTGACGGACGCGCTGGAGAATGCGGGCGCGGATGAGGCGGACGGGGACAATGGGCTGAACTTATCCATTTACGGCCGCGCCTATGAGTACGTCTACCCGGAGGAGGGAAGCACGGCTCTGGTAATCAAAACATTGGAGCCAGAGAACACCATAAAGGTATACGACGACACAATCGAGCAGCGGGAGCTGTTCGACATCTACTATTATCCAAAAAAGGATGATAGCGACAAACGGCCTACTGTCTATATGGCGACGATCCTGACGCGGCATTATCGGTACGAAATGCGGATACTGGATACCAGCGGCCCACAGGAACCAGTGCCGCCGGGAGTGCCGCACAACTTTGAGGAATCCCCGATCATTGAGTACCAGAACAACAAGCTGGCTATGGGGGATTTTGAGCTGCAAATCCCGCTGATCGACGCCTATAACGCGTTGATGTCGGACCGGATCACAGACAAGGAACAGTTTATCGACGCGATCCTGGCCCTATACGGGTTCATGCTATCGGATGACGACGCTGTGGACGAGGACGGAAGAACAGTGGCGCAAAAGCTGAAAGAAGATAGAATTGTGGACGGTCTACCCAAGGACGCAAGGGCGGAATATCTCACCCGGACATTTGACGAGGCGGGCGTGGAGCTGCTGCGCAAAGCGATTGAACAGGACATCCACAAGTTTTCGCACATCCCCTGTATGACAGATGAAGCCTTTGCGGGTAACGTGTCCGGCGTGGCGATGGAGTTTAAGTTGCTGGGGATGGAGAACATCACCAAGATCAAGACCCGCTACTACAAAAAGGGGCTGCGCAAGCGGCTCCGGTTGTTTGCGTATTGGCTCCAAAAGAGCCGATCAATCACCGTGGATGTCACCGGGATAACGCCGACGTTCACGCGGGCGCTTCCCAAAAATCTGCTGGAGATCAGCCAGATCATTGCCAACCTTTGGGGCAAGGTCAGCAAAAAGACGCTGCTGTCGCAGGTCCCGTTTGTGGATAACGTTGAGGACGAGGTGGCGGCGGTGGAAAAGGAGGCGGAGGAGGCCGCCAAACAGCAACAGGCCATGTTCGGGCTGGGAAGCAACAGCCCGCCGCCAGATGATGAGTATAGCCCAAAATCGGGTAATGTAGATGAGTAGCGCCACATACTGGGAACGCCGGAAAGCGCAGCGAATGTTTGAATACATGCAATCCGCGGAGGACACGGCGGACGAGATCGCGCAGCTATACTACAAGGCGTCCGGCTACCTTACCCACCAATCGAATGAGATTTTTGAGAAGTTCCTGGCGAAGCATGGCTTGTCCGTGACTGACGCCTATCGGCTCCTGAATACGCTACAGGATCGTGGATCGTTGGATGAGCTGAAAATGGTTCTGGCTGTAACCAAGGATAGACAGGCGCACGCGGATCTGTTGGCAGAGCTGGAGGCCCCAGCGTACCAAGCGCGGTTGGAACGGCTAAAACAGCTACAGAACGAGCTTGATCGGACCATGGTCACGATATACGGGCAGGAAAAGGCTAGAAACGCCACACATTACGTGGATCTGGGGCGGGAGGCTTACTACAAGTCCATGTTCGACATTCAGCAGCGAGCGGGCGTGGCATTTGATTTTACGGGTGTAGACCGGGAGCTGATCGACCGGGTGATGAACAGTAAGTGGTCGGGGATCAATTACAGCAACCGGATCTGGAACAATACGCAAGCACTGGCCCGGGACCTGAAAGAGGATCTGCTAATCAACCTTGTAACTGGCCGGACAGAGCGCGAAGTCGCGGAGGCGATTGCCAATAAGTTCGGTCAGGGTGCCAGTAATGCCCGCCGGCTGGTCAGAACTGAATCCTGCTACCTGGCGAATCAGATGGAAATGCAGAGCTATGAGGCCGCAGGAATCGAAACATACATCTATGTGGCGACGCTGGACCTGCGCACATCGGAGGTGTGCCGGGAACTGGACGGGAAGCGTTTTCCGGTATCCAAGCAGGAACCGGGGAAGAATTGTCCGCCCATGCACCCATGGTGCAGATCCACAACGATATGCGACATTTCCCCGGAGGAACTGGCCCAGATGAAACGGCGGGCCAGGGACCCGAACACCGGGAAAACCTACACTGTGCCGGCCGATATGACTTATGAACAATGGCACGAAAAATATGCTCCGAAATGAGGGTAATCTACAGCAACGGCCTGGGCGTTGAACGGGCTGGGGCGGAAAGGAAAATATGTGTAAAAGATTTTATCGGGGAGCAAGGCTCCCTTTTACTTTGCAGTTTTTCGCCGAAGGTGGGGACACTGCTGGGGCCGAGGGAGGCAACGGCGGCGGAACGGAGACGAGTGGAGACGAAACTAACACCGGCGAAGAAGAGAAGCCCAAAACCCTTGACGACCTGCTGAAAGATGGAACATATCAGGCAGAGTTTGACCGCCGTATGCAGAAGGGAATCGAGACGGCACTGGAGAAGCAGCGGTCAAAATACGAGGCCCTGATGGACGACAAGCTTTCCGAGGCGGAGAAACTCGCCAAAATGACCAAGGAAGAAAAAGCCGAGTACCAGAGCCGCAAGCGTGAGAGAGAGCTGGCGGACCGCGAGGCAGCGATCACCCGGCGGGAACTGATGGCCGAGGCCAAAAATACCCTGGCGGAAAAGAAAATGCCTGTGAAGCTGGCGGAGCTGCTGGTGTACACAGACGCGGACGCCTGCAAAAAGTCCATGGAGGCGCTGGAAGCCGCTTGGCAGGAAGCCGTAGAGGCGGGAGTGCAGGAGCAGTTAAAAGGCGGGACGCCGATGAAAAAAGCACCGGACACTCCCGCAGTGACCAAGGAGCAGTTCGCGAAAATGGGGTACATGGAGCGGCTGAAACTTAAAGCAGAAACACCGGAGTTGTATAAGCAGCTCACCGGAAAATAAAGAAAAGGAGAAATAACGAATGGCAGGAACAATTTTTGGAATCCCGTTTGACGACGAGATTTTCATGAACATGTGGAACGAGGAGCCAGACCCGGAGCTGTTGGCAATGCTCAATTCTGGTGCCGTGGTGGATGACGCAATGATCGCTGAAATGATTCAGGGACAGGGCAATTTCTATACCATCCCGTTTTTCAACATTTTGGATGGAGATGATCAGAACTACGACGGACAGACTGACATTACCGTATCCGAGGTTGGAGGCGGAACCCAGAGCGGAATCGTGTATGGCCGTGCAAAAGGATTTTTCGCCCGTAATTTTGCGGCGGAGCTGTCCGGCGCTGACCCGATGGGGCACATATCGTCCAGTGTGGCGAAGTATTGGCAGAAGCGCAGAAAAATGCGCTTGATTAAGCTGTTGAGTGCAATTTTTGGGATTACCGGGTCCTCTGGCCGTGCAAAGACCTGGGCGGAGACGCATAGTCTGGACGTGTCCTCTGACAGTGCGACTCCTCGTAAGATTGTCGAGACGGACATGAACGATCTTGCGACCGAGGCGTGTGGAGACAACAAGGACCGTTTCGGGCTGGCAATTATGCATTCGAAAGTCGCAACAACATTGGAGAATCTGAAACTGTTGAATTACTGGACGCAGACTGACGCGGACGGTATCGAAAGGCCGTTAAAGCTTGCTTCTGTGAATGGTTACACTGCGATCATTGACGACGGTGTTCCCTGTGAGCCGGTAGGAGGATCGGGCGATAACAAGGATCTTATGAGATACACCACCTATTTGCTGGGAGAAGGATCTATTCGTACCGCAAAAGGCCGCGTGGACGTTCCGGTAGAGACGAACCGCGACGCAAAGAAGAACGGCGGCCAGGATGAGCTGATCACCAGAATCCGCGAAACGATCCATCCGAACGGGTTCAGCTTTACGATCCCGAAATCCGGTGTGTGGACCGAGTCCCCGACGGATGAGCAGTTGTTTGCAACCGCCAACTGGAGCATTAAGTTTGACCCCAAGGCGATCCCGATTGCCCGCCTGATCACCAACGGTTAAGGCTATGACAGACGTCGAAAAGTTGAAATTGTTGACCGGGGAGAGCGATGACAAGTTGCTCTCCCTGCTGTTGGAGGACGCGACGGAATTTGTGCTGGCCTACACCGGCCGGTCCCAAATCGTGACCGGTATGGAAAAGACGGTACGGGACCTGGCTGTGATTGCACTGAACCGGATGGGGACAGAGGGCGAGAGCAGCCGCAGCGCCGCCGGAGAATCGTACAGTTTTGAGGGCGTGCCGAAACAGGTGTACGACGTCCTGGACCGGTTCCGGCTGGCACGGGTGGGAGGTAAAATCTATGAGGCAAAAACGGAGCAGGTTGCGGAAGTATTACCACCGGGGAGCGATCCCCAAAAAGGATAATGAGGGCAGCAGCTATATCGAATATGACGATCCGGTAGCATTCACGGCTGAGGAGTGGGCTGCGGGCGGGAAACTGCAAGCGGAAATGTACGGCCAGCGACTTCCCAATATCCGAAATCTTAGGGTAACAGGGGATTACTGCGAGGTGTTTTTCAGCGGTAAGTCCCAAGGATATCAGATAGAGAATGGTCCATTCTTCCAGGCGGGTGACGGTGTATGTCTGTACGTTGGGCCGGAGGATGAGCCGGATTACAAGATCGTTGCGGTATATCCCTACCGGTTGCTGACGTTGGAGGTGGAACACGTATGATCCACGGGAGTGAGGAACTGGAACGGAAGCTTGAAGCGTTGGAAGGGATTGCGGACCAGCACATGGAGCGGCTGGTCAGGAACCAGATCAAGCGGATTCAGGCCGAGGCCAAGCTGCTGTGCCCGGTTGAGGGCGGAGAGCTGCGAGACAGTATCCGCACGATGGTGGAGAGGGACGGCGATGTGATCGTTGGAGCCGCTTACACCAACAAGGCGTATGCGGGATATGTGGAGATGGGAACCGGTCCTAAGGGAGAGGCGAATCACTCGGGGATATCCCCGGTGGTGAATCCATCCTACACGCAAAATCCATGGTGGATACACGAAAGCCAGATCGACAAGGGACTGGCGGAGCGATACCACTGGTTCTACATCGAAACGGAGGACGGCAGATTCTACCAATGCACCGGCCAGCCGGCGCAACCCTTCATGTATCCGGCCCTCAAAAACAATGAGGATCGGGTGGTGACGAATATGGAAAATGCCCTCAAACGGGAGTTAAGGAAGGTGTGCAGATGATTAATGTTAAGGACGAGGTGTACAAGGCCCTGCTAAAAGTGACGGACAATGTGACGGACTGTTATCCGAAGGACTGGGCGAAGGAACTGGCGATCCAGTATATGGAAGAGGACAACAAGGTTGTGGAGTACACAGACATGAAAGAACAGAAAGCCTATGTCAGATACCGCATTGATATCTTTCATAGCCTGAGCACATCCGCCGCCGCTGTAGCTGTAGACGCTGCGGTATCTGCCCTGGGCCTACTGCGGACGCTGTGTCAGGACGTGGATGACCCGACCGGAAGGAAGCACAAGTTAATGCGGTATGAAATGGTAATCGATGTGGAGACGGGAAACGTCTATCACGACGCGTAAGAAAGGAGAAAATGAATGTTAGCAAATGGCGCAAAGCTGGGCTATAAGAAGTCTGGGGCGTCCTCTTTTACGGACCTTCCCGGGCTGAAAGAGATCCCTGAAATGGGTATTGAACCGGAAAAAGTAGAGAACACCTGCCTGACGGATAAGAACAAACAGTATGAAAATGGAATCGGGGACCCTGGTGATCTGGTATATAAATTCCGGTACGAAAATACCAAAGAGGATAGCCCGTATAGAGTTATGCGGAAAGCCCAGGATTCCGGAGAAGTATTGGATTTTCAGGAAACCTTGATCGATGGGACAACGACCGAATTTTCAGGTCAGGTGTCCGTAAAACGTACCGGGGGCGGCGTTAATGGCGTGGTTGAATTTAATCTTTCTGTCGCCTTACAGAGTGAGCTTGCGGTGAACGACCCCACAGTATAAGGAGGATATGTTAAATGGAAAAACTGTATGGACTGGACGAAGAGAACGAGCAGATGGACCATGACGAGATGGACGTTGCAGATGATCCCAAACCGAAGCGGAGACCGTTCGCCTACTGGAAAGTGGGAAACAAGGAGTACAAGCTGAAACTGACTACCGCGCAGATCGGGAAGCTGGAGGACAAATACCGCCGGAACCTGTTATCCCTGCTGTTGCTGGGCGGAGAAATTCCTCCCTTGAGCATTATGCTTACCGTGATTCAGGCGGCCGCCGCACCGTGGAACAGCAACGTCAAGTATAAGCACATCGAGGCCGCGTTTGACCGCTACACGGAGGACGGCGGGACCCAGCTCACCCTCTTCACTGATGTGATTGTTGACGGCATTATGACGGTGAGCGGTTTTTTTACGCCGGATCAGCAGGAGGAGATGGGAGAGAAAGTGAAGGACATCAAAGCGAATATGTAATGATGTCTGACCTGATCGCGGACATGTATCCGGCAGCGCTGGACTGTGGTATTCCGCCGGAGGAATTTTGGTCTTACTCGCTTGCGGAGATCAGGGATCGGATTGAGTCGTACGAACGGACACGACGTCGTGAGGAAAAGCAAAGAATATTGTATATCAATGATTTGGCTGGGCTGATTGGGTTGTACATGCAGCGGTTATTCGACAAGGACGTGCCGATTCCGCAGCCCTGGGAACAACACCCTGCCCTATTCCAGGCTGAAAAGGCTCGGTATGAGGAGACACATAGGGCCGAAATGCTGGAAAAAGCACGGAACAGCCGGAAAGAATATGCGCAGCGCTACAACGAAATGCGCCGGAGGCGGGCCTCAATTAGGGCGGAAAGGTGGTGAAAAACAACGGGTACAGGAATAACGCTTGAAAAATTGAAGGTCGTGATCGAGGCATACACGAAGCCCTACCGGGAAGAAATGGAGAAGGTGCAGCAGAAAACTAGCCAGGTTGCGGACCGGGTGAAACGGCAGACGGAGCGTGTCTCAAACAGTTGGAAAAAAGTAGGGCGTGTGATCGCTGCGGTGCTGTCCGTGGCTGCGATTGTGTCGTTCGGTAAATCCTGCCTGAAACTTGGGTCGGACCTTCAGGAGGTTCAAAACGTTGTAGACGTCACCTTCGGGGCGATGTCCGGCAGCGTGGACGAGTTCGCGAAAAATGCGGCGGAGTCGTTCGGGTTGTCGGAAACCATGGCGAAAAAGTACATGGGTACTTACGGCGCTATGGCGAAATCGTTCGGGATTGTGGGGAAGGCCGGATACGATATGTCTACGGCCATCACGGGCCTCACGGGCGACGTGGCGTCGTTCTATAACCTCTCCCAGGATGAAGCCTACACCAAGCTGAAAAGTATCTTCACGGGCGAAACTGAGAGCCTGAAGGACCTCGGCGTGGTTATGACTCAGACCGCCCTCGATCAGTACGCCCTCAATAATGGATTTGGCCGGACTACGGCCAAAATGACCGAGCAGGAAAAGGTCATGCTACGGTATCAGTTCGTCATGGACCGGCTGTCGGACGCCCAAGGGGATTTTTCCCGGACGTCTGGGAGCTGGGCCAACCAGGTCCGCATTCTTCAGCTCCGATTTGAGAGTTTGAAAGCCACAATCGGACAAGGGCTAATTAACGCATTCACCCCGGTGATTCAGGTGATCAACACCATATTGGCGAAGCTGGAAACCCTGGCGAGCTATTTCCGGGCATTCACGGTGGCGATCTTTGGGGACGCTTCCGGTGGGGAAACGGCGGCAGGTAGCGCGGCCGGTGCAATGGCGGACGCTGCGGGATCATCCGGGACCGTTGCTGATAATATGGCAGACGCCGCAGGATCGGCAAAGCAGATGGCAAAATCTCTGGCCTCGTTCGATGAGCTGAACAACCGCACCTCCTCTAAGGGGGCAGGCGGCGGAGCTTCCGGCGGCGGGATTCTGGGGGATCTTGACTTAAGCATGGAGAACGTCCAGAAACAGGCGGATGTAATCTCAAACAAGATTATCGACGCCTTTAAAACCGGGGATTACTATTCTGTCGGCGCATTTATCGGAGCCTCCATCACGGACGCACTCCGGGAGATTAATTGGGACAATGCGTACCAGTCCGCCCATAATTTTGGTAGTGGGTTCGCACAATTCCTGAACGGTCTTATTTCGCCAGAGCTTTTTGGGGAAGTAGGGCAAAGTATTGCAGGGGCGCTTAACACGGCGATTTATGCCGTGCTTTCGTTTGGGAAGGATTTTGAGTGGTCGAACTTTGGACAATCCATTGCCAGCGGGATTAATGGATTTTTCGCAAAATATGATTTTGCGGCGCTTGGTGACACGTTCTCCACATACGCCATAGGGCTGTTGGATACCGTAAGCGCAGCGCTGGAAAAGACAGATTGGGTGCAGATCGGAGAGAAGATTGGAGAGTTCCTCGAAAACTTAGATTGGGATACTATTATTGCAAAAGCAGGGAAAGTAGTTGCAGACGCGTTCGTGGCCGCTGTCGGAATGTATATTGGATTGGCAAGTGCTGCGCCAATCGAAACAGGCGTAATTACTGCAATACTGGGCCTGAAATTTACCGGACTGGGAACATCGCTTGCCAAGTCAATCAAAGCGGCATTGTCTGGCGGATTGAACCTTGGAAAGCTTTCATTACTATTTCAGGGGTTTAATTTTAACACCGCTTCCTTTGTAATGCTTGGGAATGAGCTTATTGATATGTTCGATGAGTTTATTCGCGAGAACTTTGGGGAAAGCGTTTTAAACGCAATGGGTGAGGGGATGCTGGTTGCGGTAAGCGCGGGTATTGGAACATTGTTTGGCGGCCCGATTGGCACCCTTGTGGGCGCGATTATCGGCATTGTTATTGATACAGTGCGGGGCGGCGAGTGGGCGACAAAGTTATGGGACACGATCAAGGAGAAGCTTTTCAACTTTAGTTTTTCATCGTCTCTACTGGAAAAAGCAAAAGGCTTTTTCAAAACGGCTTTTTCGTCCAGCAACTTTTTAGAGATCGGCATAAATATTATCGCCGGTATTGGTTCTGGTTTGACCGCCGGAGTATCCTACTTGCTTGAACCTATTGGAGATCTGCTGACCTGGATCGTGGATGGAATATGTTCAGTATTTGGAATCCACTCGCCCGCAAAAGAAATGGAGCCTTACGGCGGATATATCCTGATGGGCATAGTTGAAGGATTCCGAGGTACTTTTGGAGAATGGACTGCGGCTCTGAATGATTGGTATAACCAGCATATCGCCCCATGGTTTACGGCACAAAAATGGTCTGATCTGTATAATACGATTAAAACCAGCATGAAAACCAAATGGGACGAGACAGTGGCACAATGGAAAACAGGCATTCAAAGCTGGTGGACTGAACATGTAACAAAGTGGTTCACCGCAGAGAAATGGACCTCCGCATTATCGGGGGTCAAGACTGGCTTTTCGAATGCTTTTACCGCAGCTATAGACGCCGTAAAGGCGTTGTGGAATAAGTTCGCGGAATGGCTTAACAGCAAGCTGACATTCGACATTGACCCGATTGAAGTCGCGGGGATGACCGTGTATGAAGGTGGAACCGTGCAGCTTGGTAAGATTCCAACGTTTGCGACTGGAGGATATCCTGAAACGGGTCAGCTGTTCATCGCCAACGAGTCCGGCCCGGAAATGGTTGGGCGAATCGGGAATAGAACAGCGGTTGCGAATGGTGATCAGATTACGGATGGAATAGCCTGCGCGGTGATGGTTGCCAACGCGGAACAGAATCAACTGCTGCGGGAGCAGAACGATCTTTTGCGTTTGATCCTGTCCAAACCGGGAGTCAATCGGGACGACATAGTGGACCTGTGGAAATCTGGAGCCGCGGAGTTCAGGCAGCAGACCGGTCGCCAGTTAGGGTTGGCGTTCTAATTTATTTACATTTCCTTCTCGGTCTGGTATACTTGCAGTAACAGATCGGGAGGGGATATCGTGAAATTGGGATTGTTTAAACGTCAAGTAACGCTGGAAGAAATATCGGATGAAAAGTCGTGCTATATACGGGTAATGGACTTGATGAAAAGCCGTCAATTAAGCGAGGCGTACGCGATAATATGCCGCTGGAGAATGATATCTGGCAGGCAAGGCTTGGGGTTAGACTGGGAAAAGGAATTACGAAAAGGACTTAATCCAGAAGATGATGTGATTTTACGGCAACTTTACGCCGAAAGCTTACCCCCCAAGGTTATAAGTAGCGCAATCTATGCGATTTTGTCAGGAGCCTCTAACCTGGATGTAGCCAAAATGTATTGTGAGATATATCCTGGGGTAAGAGCTGAGATTGAATCGCAGCTACGGTATTTACAGTCAGTGTATTCTACCCTTAAAGCGTTGAAAGATGCTGAGGAAACTGGGGAGAAATATGTGATTTTTACGGCGGATTTAGACTCGCGGACGTGCCCACTGTGTGGTAAGCTGGATGGAAAGAGAATAAAAATATCTGAAGGCGTAATTGGTGTTAATTTACCGCCAATGCATAGCGGGTGTAGATGTACCCTTATCTGCGGAATGGCAGTCTGTGAATTGAAAAAGTTAAAACGACGTATGCGAAATCCGCAGACAAATAAAAGCGAAGTGATTCCGTATATCACTTACACACAATGGAAAAAGAAGTATTTAAATTAATCGACGAAGCACCTGGACACCCGGGTGCTTTTTGATTGCAGAAAAGGGAGGTGAGGCGGTGGCGTTTGAGGGTTGGCTGCTGAAAATCAACGGGAGATTATTCCCCGAAAAATTCATCGCGCATGGTTCATACAGCTCCACGCCGAACCAGCAGCAGGACGAGGACTCATACACTGATTCGCTCGGGGAGCTAGTCCGCAATGTCCTGCCACATACCCGATCGAAAATTGAGTGGACCACTCCCATGATCCATCTAGCCAATAAACAGGAAATGCAATCTTTCTTTCCTGGTGGTGGCGGGAGGATAAAAGCCAACGTGGAATACTGGAACGACGAAGATAACGCCTATACAACGGGCGTTTTTTATTTGCCCGATGTCAAGTTTGACTACTACGACGTTGACCCGGAAACCAAGGATATCCGGTATAAGCCGATCCGTATAGGGCTGATTGAGTATTAAGGAGGTGATCGCGTGTTAGAGTTCCCGGAGGAGATCAAAGCAAAATTCCGAAGCCGGTCAGGTGGGCCGGACAGTGTGAAATATCTGGAGCTGGTGTTTTACGAGTCCGGGATTGACGCGGTATATCCCAGCAACATGCTGTTCCCATCGGATGAACTGTATCCGGCCGATCCTGGGGAACCATGGTTGACGATAGGCCCGAAACGAATATGTCTTGGATCGCTGACCATGACCGAGAGTCTGTGCAGCGGCAACGATCTTGTTTGGGGGTCATGTGAGGCCGCCAAGTTTGAGGTGGTAGTGGCGGATATCGAAGATGAGCTGGTTGGGCGAGAGTTTACCGCTTACCTGACCGTGGGCGGCTACCGCATTGTTTTTGGCATGTACACTGTCACCGCTGTCAAAAAACAGGCGGACCGGACTAAGCGCAAGATCACTGCCTATGATCGTATGGTCCGTTTTGACGTCGATGTGGCGGAGTGGTATGCGGCAACGTACCCGACAGACCAGACAACGCGCACGGTAAGGGAGCTGCGGGACAGCTTGTGTGCGTACTGTGGCGTGCAGCAGGCGCACA